CGCCGCCGCCTCAGCCGGACCCAGCGATGGAAGCCGCGCAGGCAAAGGCAGATGCCGTGAAAGCGAAGGCCACAGCGGACACGGAGAAGGTCGTCACCGACCTCAACGCCTATCGGGAAAAGACCGCGATCGACGCCGAGCGCATGGCCCGCGAGCGCGAGTATTCCGCGCAAGAGCACGAACAGCGCATGAGGGAAAATGCCGTCGCCACGCCTGGAGAATGAGCGCAACAACTCAGCAGAGAAGTGCGCGAACTGCGGATGGTGGCGCGGGCAGACCGCTTCACGTGGAACATGCGAGCGGCACAGCATGCCGACGCTTGACCTAGCGAAGTGCACCGACTGGCGAGACGGGGACCCGCTCGTCGACATCCTACCGCCGGAGACAGCAGAAGAATGAGCTACCGCGATCGTGATGTGAGGGCCGAGCGCATTCGGCACTCGCAGCGCTCCTACCATGGCTGGCGCAAGAGCTCGGCCGACAAGGCGTTGGAGAAGCACACGGGCATCGGCTCCAACGGGGCGCCCGATTGGGACCCGGAAGCCCCGCCTACGAGGTTCATGGTGCTTCGCGACATCAAGCCGTTCACCACCCAGGAAGGCGTGCACATCACCAGCCGGTCAAAGCTGCGCGCTTACGAGCAGGAGACCGGCACCAAACAGAGCGGCAACGATTGGACCGGGCCGGAAAAGCCCGCGTTCCACGACCAGCTCGTCAAAAAGGCTAGGAAGCGTCGCGCATGATGGACCTTGAGCAGCAGTCAGCCCCCGTCGCCGATACGCCCGCGCCCGCCGCCCCTGCGATCCCTGAGGCGCCGGCTTCCGAGAGCCACGGGCCTGACCTCGACAAGCTGATCTCTCAAACCCTCGACAAGATGGAAGGCACTGAGGGCGCGCCGACCGAGGCCGACGATGACGGCCCTGTTGCGCGCGACCCGGCCACCGGACGATTTCTGCCCAAGACCAAGGCTCCCGATGGGACATCCGAGGTCGCGGCGGACAGTGCAGAGCGTACCAACACGGAGACCCCGACGAACGCCACGCCGGCCCCCAGGTGGACGGATGGCCATTTCAGAGGATGGTCGAAGGAACAGAGGGACGCGTTCGCGAAGCTGACGCCGGAAGCACAAGACCTGCTGATGGATCGGGTTCAGAACACCGAGTCCCACTACAAGGCGAAGGACACCGAGTTCGGCCAGTTCAGGAAGGCCGCAGAACCACTCGTCAACGTCATCCAAGAGAAGCGCGCTTACTTCGATGGTCTCGGCATGCCGCCCGAACAGGCGGTGTCTGCCCTGATCAACACAGAGGCGACGCTTCGCTATGGCACGTTCGACCAGAAGGTGCGGCTCTTTCAGAAGATGGCCGAGGACTACGGCATTCCGATCGCCATGCAACAGCCGGACGAGTTCGCAGCCGACCCGACACAGCCGGGCTCTGCGGTCTATCCGGTTATCCATGACCTCCGCGCTCAGCTGAGCCAGCTCCAGAACGAGGTGAAGCAATACAAGACCGCCGCCCAATCAGCGGACGAAGCCAGGGCGGCAAGTGTTCTTCGGGATTTCGCCACATCGACCAACGCAGACGGCTCGCCGAAGTACCCGTTCTTCGAACAGGTCAGGCCAGCCATGGTGCACGCGATGCAAAGCGGCCAAGCCCGAAACCTTGCCGAAGCCTACGAGCTCGCATCGAAGCCGATCACCGAGGCCATCAGCGCGCAGCTGAAGGCTAAGGAGGAGGCCAAGACCAAGGCTCAGGCGGAAGCCGTTGCAAAGGCGCGGAAGGCGCTCCCCGTCCGCACGTCCGGCATGTCGCCGGGTGGGCAGACGAAGGGCGTCGACTTGGATGCGCTCATCTCAGGAGCCCTCGACCAGAGCGGCCTTCACTGAAAGGACCATCTTAGATGGCTGCCAACTCGTCCTTCACGGACATCGTGGCGACCACGCTCCAGGGCTACTCGGGCGTGCTTGCCGACAACGTCACGCGCAACAATCCCGTCCTCAAGCAGATCGAGAAGAAGTCCAACGCCTACGTGGCGACCGGGCGGACGATCGTGCAAGAGCTCGAGTACGAGGAGAACGCCAACATCATGTGGTACAGCTGCGCCGAGCCGCTGAAGATCGAGCAGGGCGAGACGTTCTCCGCCGCTGAGTTCGCTTACAAGCAGCTCTATGGCGCCGTCGTCATCACCGGCCTCGAGGAGATCCAGAACTCCGGCCGCGAGGCGGTGCACAACCTGCTGCGCTCGCGCATCAAGAACCTCGACAAGTCGCTTCGGAACACCATGGCCACGGCGATCTTCGCCAACGGCACCGGTTCGAGCGGCAAAGAGATTGGTGGCGCTCAGCTTCTCGTGGCTGATGTGCCCACCAACACGGTCGGCGGAATCGCCGGCACCGTGACGAACAACCGGTCGGAGACCTGGTGGAAGAACCAGGTCTATGACTTCTCGGATGCTGCGGTCAGCGCGAGCTCGTCGACCATCCAGCACGCGATGAATACGCTCTGGCTTTCGACCATTCGCGGCACCGATGCGCCCGATATGGCCGTCGCTGACAGCACCTACTACATGCACTATTGGGAGAGCCTGACCCCCAATCAGCGCTTCACCGATGACAAGCAGGCGGGCGCCGGCTTCACCAGCCTCGTCTACCAGGGCAAGGTGCCGATCATCTACGACACCGCCTGTCCGTCGACCCACATGTACTTCTTCAACACCGACTTCCTGTTCATGCGCCCGGCCAAGGGCCGCGCGTACAAGCCGCTGCCTGACAAGGCGTCGGTCAATCAGGACGCGATGGTCATGCCCATCGTGTGGGGTGGAAACATGACCATCAACAACCGCGCCCGTCAGGGCGTGATCTGCGCCTGAGGAGATCGCACCATGTTTCTTTCCAACGTCGATCTCACGTCGAACTCGGCTACGGCCCTGTTCACTCCGGGCACCGTGGCGGCTGTCACCAGCACTGCCGGAACGAAGATCTACAAGTACGTCCAGTACAACGACGGCGCGGGCGATGTGGCGGCTGCGGCCGGCAATGTCGCTTACTACTACGCCCCGTCTGGCACCTCGGCGGGTGCTACGACCGTGGTCACGTCCGATCTGTCGGACTCGGCCGAGGTCGGCGCTGGCGTGCTCCAGGCGGCGCTGACCAGCACCTACTACGGCTGGATTCAGATCCGTGGCGCGGCGACGCTCACCACGTCTCTGACGGCTGGCGCTGACGGCGATCCGCTGACCCCGACCGGCTCGACCGATGGCACGCTCGACGTGACCGCGGCGACCACGGACGCAATCTGCGCCTATGCGATCGACGCGAGCGCGAAGATCGTCATGTGCGAGTTCCCGTTCTGACGCAGACGGCCGGCGGGGGCTTCGGCTCCCGCCCTTTTTCAACGGAGCACCCGTGAGCAAGATTCGCGCGAAGTTCTTCAAGGATGGGAAGCGAGACATGGTGGAAGTGACCATCGTCGGAGACCCGAACACGCTGATTGAGAAGGTTACGCCGGCACGTGTCGCCGAGTTCCCCCGCGAGTGGGAGAGCTACCAGGGCGGTTTGGCCGTGGTGGACGTGGGCGGTACTGACCTCACCGAGGTTCCCGGAATCACCCGCGACATGGCAACCGCAATGCGCCTCAAGGGCGTGCGCAACGTGGAAGAGCTTGCGGCTCTCGACGACGCCGCCACTAAGAGCCTTGGCATGCAGGGCCTTGCCTTCCGCCGCACGGCTCAGCTTCTCCTCAAGGAGAAGGAGCACGACGCGCTCAAGGCGTTGACCGCCGAAGTGAAGCGCGGCCCTGGCCGTCCGCCGAAGGCCCCTGAGGCCGGCGTGGCTGTCTGATGGCCTCAATCCTGACGATCGCGAACGATGTAGCCGACGACTTGGCTCTCGTTCGCGTGACGACGCTCTTCGACGTGACGGACGAAGGCGACCAGACCAGCCGGCAGCTCTTGCGTTCCCTGACGCGGGTGTGCCGGCATCTGATCTCCTATTGGAACTGGCCGGCGGTGACAGCCGAGCACACGTTCACCAGCGGCACCAGCGGCGCGGCGCAGTCAAGCGCGATCCCCAGCACTCTCCTTCGCGTGCTTCCTATGACTATGTACGACCGCACCAACGATGTGCGGGTGGAAGGGCCGCTAACCCCAAGCGAATGGCAGGAGCGGCAGGCGCTTACCGTCAACATCCGCCCGGCGTTTATGACGCGTGGCCGCACGCTCTACCTCTCAAGCCCGCACGCGACGGGCGCGACGATCGCCTATGAGTACGTCGTCAACTCGATCGGCACCGCCAGCGATGGCAGCACGCGTCGCGCCGAGCGGTTCACGACTGATACCGATCTCACCTACTGGTCCGACGAGCTCATTCACCTCGGCATGGTGTGGGCGATGAAGCATCGCGACGGGCTGACCAACAACGCCGATTTTGAAGCCTTCCAGCTGCGCGCGAATGACGAGATCACGCGCGAGGCGATTGGCGACGTCATCAACATGTCTCCGCGTCCGATCTCAGACGATGTGTATGTGCCCGAAGGCACTTGGGACATCACCTAGAGGACTAACCGACATGGTCGCATTGGTGAAAGCCATCATCTCCTACGTTGATGGCAGCGGAAACATTGTGCCGGCTTCGGCTAACGAATCCGGAAATGTCCCCATCATTGTTGAGCAAGGAACGGGGCCAACTGCCGGCACCATCACCAGCGTGAACGGTGCGGCCACGTCGACGACGATCCTTGCGGCCAACACGTCACGAAAGGGTGCAACGATCACGAACGACAGTACGGCGATCCTTTACCTTGCCCTGTCGGATACGACAGCGAGCGCAACCGTCTACTCGATCAAGCTCAGTCCTGACGACTACTACGAGCTGCCGGTCACAGAGGCCGGTGTGTATACGGGG